ATAATCTTCCGCCCTTATCTTGTGGGCTTGATAGACTCTTTGATTAATCACGATCCAAAATTGTTCCTCTTCCATGCTATTACGGGATCTGTTCCTGTTTCTCTAGCAGTGATGTTGCATTATGCTTATAATTATTTTATGTCTGATATTTACTCAGATCGGAAGGCGAAAACTATCTTCGATCAAATGTACCGAGTACCTTGGTCGATGAGAACGTTGCCCACTGATAAGAGTTTAATACCATATAATCTGAAAACTGGCTATATACCAAGGCAAGCTCAAGCCAACTATATTAAACCTACTCAATGCGACATAATGCAAGCTAGAGATCATCTTCTCGATAGCGAATTAAGTACTGTGAGAACTTATTATGTGATTATCGGCACTAATGTGCCCGGCTTTGCAATCCAAGTGACCCCAAGTATGATTAGAGCTGCTATGGAGTGTCGCGTACTTAAAAGCGCGCCCAAATCTCCTATAGAACAAGCCAAATATTGGGTAAACTTACCAACAGATTATGGGATTCCTCAATTAGAAGATATTCCCCCGGAACAAGCCTTAGAAGAATGGTTGACTCACGTACAAGTAGATTTACCTCAAAAATGGAAGAAATATCAACAAGTATATGAAAGATTGCTTAAAGGCGAGGACATGCCTCTTTCTCGCGTCTCAGTTTTCTTGAAGACTGATGAAATATTACTGAAACCAGATTTTATGTTAAAACCACGTATCATTGCTAACGTGCCGAGTTCAGTACAAGTAATGGCAGGACCCTATATTCGTTATGCCACTGCTCGTTTAAAAGAGCAATGGAAAAACGAAATAGTAAGAACCCCAAAGTTTCCTAATGGAATTAGATTTTCTTTTGGAGCCGGACGTGATGATATGTGGCTATCAGAATGGATTGGCCAAGTAGAGAGTACCCCTCAGATACCAGCGATAATGGCTGCAGGAGATGATAGCATAGTGTATACCGGCAATGCTTGGTATTGCTGTGATGCATCGGCCTATGATCAATCCCAATCGTTTGGACCGCTGAAACATGCGTATAAAGTTTATCAACTTTTAGGGGTACCTAAAATAGTAATAGATTTACTGGAGAAAGTTTCAAAACTACCATATCGTTACGATGCCAAAGAATACGGTTCTTTTAAAGTAGACCGTAAACTAAGGCCTATTCGTGATACTGGTGGACCTGATACTACTCTAGGTAATACTATTAATATGATAGCTGCTTGGACGTACGTACTAGAAGATAATATAG